GCATGGACATAAATTTTCGATCATCTCTAATTTCGCCCGTGCTTGCCTCGTAAACCAGTTTATTTCTGTAACGGTTCATGAGATCTTTTACATAAGCCTCTGCCTTTGTTTTTGGCAAGTTACCGACATCGATGTAAAAAATTCTACGCTCAGGTGCGCGAGAGATACGATAAATGACAACTGCATCTTCCATCATTCGCAACTGATTGAGTGGTTTGATTGCCTTATGCAAAAATCCAACTGTTCTTCGATATCTTGTGTCAAACAGACCAGAAGAGCAGAAAGAGATTGCATCTTCGTTGATTTTCAATCCCGTGGGACTTCCGACTCTCGGGTTATCCTTGTTGTAGAGATAAAAGTCGCGATAGCCTGTGATAATCTTGCTACCATCAGGACGAGTCTCTTTCTTGAACTCGCGAATCTTCTGCATATTGAGAGGATCGACATATCTTGCCTCCAAGATACCTTTCTTAGGATTATCGTCATCCACAATAAGGTGAAAGTAAATCTTGCCGTCAACATACCATCGTCTGAATATTTCATAACCCTTGGTATCAAAAGAAAGAATTCTGAGAATATTTTTGAATTCCTCATGGATTCTTTCTTTGATAGAGTCTGATGCCTGAAGATCTGCATTGAACAAAATCTTTACAGGTTGTCTTTTCATTTCTGTAATAATTGCTTCATTGACAATATCATCAGTTGCAGTCTCTACTACAGGATCCATGCTCATTTCACGGTACTTCGCCACTAGTTCGTAGTCATTTCTGACAGCACCGTCAAGATCGACATATTGTCCGTAAAATCCACCTGCTTCTACTGGAATAGCACCATCGTCCGTAGTTGGGACTACGAACGATTTTAGTGCCTTGAAGGTTTCTTTTTGTTCCTTCGATTTCTTGAGTTGAAAGCCAAACAGTCCCATGGTTTAGAATATCTCCTTTGTTTTGCTTCGACTCAGGTTGTTGTTCCTGCGACCGTAAAGTACTGATAGGTCATAGTAACTTTGAATTCCGAAGGTGTTGTTTTGGATTCGAATGATAGTTCTTGCGATTGAACTTCTGATGGGAAGCATCCTGATAATTTGTATGTGGTGATCGGATTTCCTTCGCGAGTAAGCGGAGAAACAAACCAGTCCGTGAGGTAAGAGTTCACGGCGTTTGGACCGACATTTCCTTCGAAGGTATTGAGTAGATTTGACCAAGATTCAAATGCCTTACGAAGACCATAGGTTCCATCGTTGTAAACGCTGATACTCCAATCTGCGAATTCCCGATCACCTGCGGTTTTGAAGGATCTGCCCATGTAACTGTGGGTCAAGAGTCCTACCTTTGCGGCAGGAATTTGAGCCGCTTTGCACAGAAACTGAATCGATGCGCTTGGGCTTCCACCCCCGATGGCACTTCCGATAGCACTTACTGCGTTAGCAGCAGCACCACCGAAAATTGCACCTGCTGCACCGGCAGCAGCGTTAATTGCAGACGATGCTCCACCAGGAAAATTACCACTCACAAGGTAGAGGTTATCTCTTGCTCCACCGTTGATGAGATTTGCGCGAAATGCGTCGAGGCTGAACTGACTATAAGCCATTTGTTAGGTCTCCTAATCTATGTATTGTTCGGATTTAGGCTCCAACTTCCTCAAACGACACACCCGTGCGCGTAGCAATAAAGTTCAACTGAATGAAGTTGATGCTACGATTCGGCTTGATATAAATGTCGGCCACGAAACGGTTACTATCGATAACTTGTGGGGTGTTGTTTCTATCATCACACACTACACGGAAATCGATGATACCTCTTCGGCTTTGCACATCACGAAGGAATGGTTCGACAAGCGACTTGAACTGAGCGCGAGTGAACGAATCGTTGAATTCAAAGAGGCTGTACTTAGCAGCGGTAGCAATGGCCTTCTCAAGCACGATAAACAGACGGCGCACATTGATGCGGTCGAATGCTGATGGTTTGGCTTGAGCAGTCTTGTCACCGTACAGAACTGCACCCTCTCCTGGGAATACTACCACAGGATTGATATTGTTCTTGTAGAGTTCATCTCTGAACGAAAGCGAAGGATTGAATGCGAGTTTGACTACGCTACGGATTTGACCGCGATTGAAACCTGCGGGTGACCACCAAGGATCATTTGTAATATCTGTGCGTACACAAAGTCCTGCGATATCTCCGTTTAGCGGAATATAGCGGTACTTATCATTATAGGTATCGTATTGATACTTCCAACCGCTGTCGATTACGACATATGAGGAAGATCCGATTGCGTTTCTGAAAGTGATTGCCGTATTCTTCTTGACTTCTTCTGTAACATTTGCATTGAAGTTTGGCGTAGACATGAAAGCAACGCAGTCCTTGCGGTCATCTGCGATATCCTTCAGAAAAACACCAAATGTTGCGGCAGGTAGAGTTGATGTTCCAATCGGACCACCAAGAAGCAACGAGCAATCAAATGTTTCTGCATCGCTGAAGAGATCATATCCCTTACCTGCATCGAACAAGTTTACTTGAGCAGATGCACCATGTGCGCCCGTTCCGCCTGCAAGAGAGGCAACAAAGTGTCCTCCTGAAGTGAATCCGAATTCTCCATTTGCAGCAAAAGCAGCAGATCCTGTTGATCCACCTGCGGTAAATCCGATTGTGAATCCTGCAAGAGCGTTTGTGTTATCTACATCGATACAAGCAAGATACTTAGATTCGTTGTTGATCTTGTCCTTGTAATAAATCGAAGTCCCGTCTGCGGCAACTGCACCTCTGAGAACAGAGAGTGCTTCAAAAGTTTCAAGAATAGAACCTCTCTCGCCGGTCCACAAACCATCCTCATCGATAACTGCAAGATGGAATTCGTCAGCGGTTCCGCCGATAGATGCTGCGTAAGCGGAAGTTGATGCTTTTCTATTGAACTGACCGCTCAACGACCAAGTTTCAAAAGTTCCCATTGTCTCTCCACCACTTGTGGCAGATGCTGCACCACCGCAAAGTTCAAGTTTGATGCTGTTTCCTAACTGTCCAGGATACTTAGCACACCATGCAGTATCAGCATCTGAACCCAAATCAGGACCAGCGCCTCCTTCATCATCATTATCTTTTTCATTCTGATCATACATTTCTCTATTAACTCCACCACCAACTCCAGTTAGACCTGATTGAGGAACTGCATTATTTGCGTCTGGATGGGTTACACGGGCAATCGTAAGGCTATTGCCGTAGCCAAGAAAGTTAGCGGCTGTAAACCAGAATGTGTAATTATTGTCATCTGGTAGTCCGTAGAGAGAAATCAGGTTGTTTACGCTATCTACCAGAATACGCTGATCGGCAGGTCCCCACTGAAAGAGTCCTGCAAAGGCTGCATTTGTCGTAGCGACAGCGGGTACAATCGTCGTAAGATCCCGCTCTGTAACATTTACGCCAGGGCTGAGTTGAAATGCCATGTGGTCTGTCTCCTGTGGTCAACAGTATTGAGAATCAGGGGTATTTAGCATTAGGGGGGTTGCGCTTACCATTCCTCAAAATCCATGGAAGTCTGAGTACCCCATTTTCTTCCTTTTTGTGGTTCGTTGCTTCTTTCAATTTCTCTCCCTAAATCTATCGCATCCCTAGAGAGATCATCATCTTCTGATTCCATGAATCCAAATGGAATCAAATCCTCTTCGAGACGCTTGAGTTTTTCTTCAAATAGCCTCTGACGGATTTCGGTATTGACTAATTCTTTGAAGTAGTTCTGAGTACTTAGCCACCCAAACAGGACAAGACATGCAACCAAGTCATCGTTATATCCCTGAGAAGCCTCATAACTGGCTCCTTTAGAAACATAGGTTGAGAGTTCACTAATAAGATCAAAATCATTCAAAATTAACTTGTCCTGTTCGATCATTTCCTTGACAACCAAACAGCCAGTCTTTTTGATCTGATTAGACATTTTTACGCCATATTGCGCTCGACCAGAACCGAATCCTTCTCCAACTTTTTGTCCCTTTTTGCCCTTCACCGTAACGACTGCGACATTTTCGTATTCTAATTCGTCATGAAGAATGTCTGCTACTTGTTGGCCTATATCGTTGGTTTCGATGAGTACATAAGACTCATTATATTTGTTAGCGACTACCGCTAAAAGATTCGGAAGAACCATGGCTGGCATGGTGTTATTTCTGAACCGTGCAACTACCTTGTAAGGCATAGATGTGCAATCGATTACCGTAAATGCGTGATAATCGTTGCCTGTTCCTCTTGCCACATCCACACACATTGTGTAAATGTGGTTTTTTCTAGGAACTTCATAGACTGCAAGTCCTTCAACTGTCTCGTTGATTGGATCTTCGTGA